CCTCGAGTAGGCAGAAGTTCACCTACTCTGCAACCCTCTAAAAGGGCTGCATCCACCCGGTAGTGATGCTGACGGACCGGGGCCGTCCTCCACGGTTCAAATGCTCTTCGTCAGCGTTGGAGATGGCTTTCAACCATCCCAACACATCTTCTGGCAATTCGCCATCAGATTTGTTCAGAAGACACTTGAGCAGCGCTCCCGTGCCTGATACCGAAGACTTCGGTAGTTTGGCACGAACTCTCCAGGCCTTAACCAAGGGCCTGTGGAGCGAAGAATCCACCTTCTGGGTTTCATAACCTAGTAGGCTGACCCTTCCCAACGCCGGTGAGTCTGACGATACCGTAGGAAAGTGCTTAAGCACTTTCTGCAAGTACTCATCCAGGAATCCCGCGGACCTCCACATCCCGTGCATGTAGCACTGATTGCGAAGGTCAACGGCCGAGATGATGGCTTGAGCCTGTACACCCGAAACCCCGGCTTGCCGAGGTCCGGATTGTACTGGCTGTAGCCTTCGATCTCCTGTAGCTTGTCGAACAGAGGCCAGTAATTCTGGTTTTCCACCAGAATCGCTGTTCCCTTCACGACTCGCACCAGATCCTGGATCGTCATGACGAACCATACCGTGTACGGGTCGGGAAGGGAGTTCTCGCCGGACTCGAACGATGGAAACATCGTGTCCTGCATAGTACTCCTTTCCACAGCTCTCTCTGAACCGTCCGGTCCAGAAGGACTTGTTTGAGTTCACCTTAAAGCCAAAAAGCTCAAGGCATTCAACGACCCGTTGCACAAAGCGAACAGGGACAACAATATCGTCCCCGTACACTCGCACCTCAGATCGGTACCTCATTACGAGGTCCGTGTCCACACGAGCTCTTGACCCAGACTCTTCCGAGATTGCTTTCGCAATCCCCATAAAGACTATGGTTGAAAACACCATAGCCTCGATAGGAAAAGTCAGAGCCGAACCCATCGACGCGAACTTGGCCAGGCGAATTACACCATGGCCAGGAACATCAGCCTTCCGAGAGCGTGAAGCATCTACCCCTTCTGCAAGGTTGGGATAGTTCTCCAACATCGCTCGTACGAGCTGATTCGAGACACGGTCGGACGCTTCGCTAAGATCTAGCGTAGCGAGTTCCCCGTGAAGGGATCCCTCACAAGCCAGGCGCTGGTTAGGCGTCTGATCTGTGAATCCGACCACACCGTAACCTACGTTGTGGTTTTGAATAAACCTTACCGTAGGAGATTCGATGTATTCCACGAATCGTGCCATCAGCCCCTGCTGCACATACTGCATGCAGGTAGGTTCGATAGCAATAATTCGAGGTGTCTTGAGCGTTTTAGGAACTGTGATGACCCTTACAGGTCTCTCAGATCCAGGTTCGAGGAAATTCACTTTGGGGAGGTACTCTTGATGGTACCTAGCGGACGGGATGAGGAAATCACCCCAAGAGAAGACTCTTTCGAGTCGCTCAGTCCATTCCACCTGATCGAACTTGCGGTTTCCCTTAAGTCGATCAGCGGTGGCCCCAGGTCCGTGCCGGGGGACGATGCGGTGGTAGTAGATATCTTCATCTACTGCCTGAAGCACGGTTCCCCACAGGACCGTCGACGCCTGGCGAAACTCCTCCAAATCGGAGGGGGATCGTTGAGCATCGAATCGGCGAACTTCCTGCTCACACTCGATGTAACCGTCGATCGCCTTCTTAGTCCTAGCCTCAGTGGCTGGGAGAAGAAGCTTCCCGTACATCAGCGTAAGCTGACGCACGGAGAATATTGCATCGATGTCAGGTTGATCGAGAAGAGCTCCTGATTCACGATTGAAAATCAGACTCATGAACCCACCAAGAAATTGGGGGATCACGCCGGGTCCAGAGGTAGACGACAAACGTCGCCACCCCTGGAACAGCTCCCGAGTGACCAACTCCTGGTCCAGACTTTTTTCGAAGTCCTTACAGAAGTTGGGCAGGGTGATAGTGAAGAAACTATCACCTTCTGATTCCCATCGACTCTCGACAATCTTTATGTCGAGAGCGGCGCTATCAGTGCAGCATCTTGCAGCCAGTTCTCTGGCCACAACTATCCAGAACGACCGTAGGTCGTACATGGTGTTCACCTTTCATTAGGCTGGACACTAGCTACGACTGCCGGAACCTCCGGAAAGTCCTCAGACCAAATCACTGAAACTGACGTTGGATTACGTCAGCTCTCGCCACCAATAAGCTTGGTGACGTTAGCACCTGAAGAAGCAGTCAGATACGCAGTAAGCGCATCAACGATCTGCTTCGCCTCGGCAGCAGTGTAACCCGTGTCGGGAACGTCAATTACGACGTTCATCGACATGTCGAACGGCCTGTTAAGGGCCGGCGACAGTGGGTCAGCTGCGACCTTGGAGTGGTGCAACCGGATACGGTGCCTGTTACGGCGACCGTACTGGTGACTGATCTGCATATCGACGAAACCGTCGGCAGACCGGTAACCAGAGCTGTTCTCCCCCGTGGTAACACGGGGAAGAGAAACAGCAACCGAGTTAAAGTGACGGACTGAGGGTCCGAAAGTGCCATGTCATTCTTTCTAGGATGGCAGGCCGACAAGGAGTCGACCTTAGGTTGATCACTAGTAGTTTTCTACAGTGATATCCGAGGCGCTTGGGTTATCCCAACCGCAGCGGAGATGGCAATCTGTCTGGGCGTAAAACTACCCATGTCGATTCCGAATCCATAAGGAGTTGCTCTTAATCTGACTCGTGTCTCGTGCCCAAAAGCTTCTCGGGCCGTAACGAACTGGTTCGCACCAGTTGGGGTGTTGACATACCCCTGCCAGATAGACTGTTGCATCTCACGGGTTTTCCGCATGATGTAACCGTACTTGAGCACCAGGCTGTCGCTGCCAAACGCGGAGATGTTATTCAACACATCTCCCGTATTGGAAAACCAGTCGGCAGCCCAACTCCATGGGGCAAGATTCCATACCGTAGCAGGCGTAAGGCGGGTGCCAAAAAGCTTGTTAGCTTCCGCATCCCACTTGTCCAAGTTGTCCACGAAATTCGTGGGGGGCCTGGGCATTACGTAGGAATACGCACCAGAGAACCAAGTTCGGGTCTCTGTCGTCGACCACTGCCTATAACCAATTGGTATGGGTCCTGAACCCAACATCCAGCTGTCTAGCTGAGACCCGTCGCACTTAAAAGGTGCGACATAACCCCATTTGGGGCCATCGGGCTCGCTGCTGGATTTCTGTATCGG